TCAAATTCTTGAGCAAACTTCTCGAGATCAAAGTCCATTGCTCCAAGAGTTTCTTTTTGCCATTCTGCTCCTCTGCCAGGAACCTGCTGCCACGGCACTTCTACAAATTGATAACCATTAGTGCCTTCCTTGGCACCCATACAAGTCTTATAGAAGTGGTTCAGTCCGTTTGGAGTAGATGTGAAAAGGATCTTTGTAGTTTCACCAGATGAAATTGTAGGGAAAACAGAAGCAAAGAACTCGTCCCAGTTCTCGACGAATGCAGCTTCGTCAATGTACAGAAGCGATATAGACTTACCACGAATGGCTGAAGAGCTAGTAGCGGCTGCAAGAACCTTACATCCGTTCTCAAGTTCGATGGATCCCTTGTTCCATTCTACAACACCTTGCTGCATCCATTGTGGAAGAGACTCATAGGCCAGCTTGATACGATCGAGAATTTCCCGAGCCGCATCACCTTTATTGGCTAGGAGGGCAACAGTTTTATGTTCGTTGAATAAAATATAGTGTAGGATAATAGCTGCTGCTGTGGTAGTCTTACCAGCCTGACGAGAAGTGACAACCGTGACACGACGATTGTTTGTCAGCTTTACAATGATTTCTTTTTGATAATCATAAAGGATAATGGGGATCAGTCCACGATCAACGTGAACAATTTTAATGTAGCGTTCTGCAAAGTAGATAGGATCTTGAGCGCACTTCAGCCACTCCTGGACCATATCCTGGGTCCATTGGATCTCTCGGCGGGCCTTCTTTAAAAGGGGGTTCCCATTATAACCTTTTTCAAACATTATTAATCTTTAGATTTGAGGTCGTCAAGCATCTTCTGAAGTTCAGCTGTTGATCCAACAAACAAATTGTTGTTGACTGTTTTTGTATCCTCAGTAGCCTGCTTACCTTGGAGACGCTGCTTCTTGAGCTGTATATCAATGATACCAGAGCTCACATCAGCAAACGTCTTGATTAGGGAGTTAAGAACTTCGTATGCCTTAGGGTGCTGGGACTGCTGCGCAATTGCAATCATATCTTCAACTGCAGCCTGACTCTTCACCACAGCATCATAAAGATTCTCTCTTACAAAATTGAGGTCATTTTCCTGTTGACCTTCATCACGAATTGCGGGATAATGATCTTTAGATTCTGCAAATATAGTAATGGGATTAAGACCCAAAGCATTATCGATATCTGACATTACATGTTCTCCGTAAAGTCAATTAGGAACCCATAGTTGCTATTGGCGCTGATCTGATCGTTTGCCACAGATAGTGCAGCGTTTGAAGTGGGACTACCATTAGCAAGCATACCAGGCTGTATATTGATTATAGCTGATTTACCTGTGAGTGTATTGGCAACCAAAGGAACAGTTGTTTCCTGAGGAATACGAATGTTCACATCTATTTCTTTGATGACTTCTGCTTTGCGAGTAGGACCAAATAGGTATCCTTTCATAGTAAATGTCAGCGTATGAATCAGAGCTCTTCTTGTTGTGAAGTCTCCTTCATATGTGTCTTCAGATGTTATATCATTCAGAACAATGGGTATGTCATACTTACCACTAACTTCAGGCATTAGATTGACAGTAGCAGTCCACTCTGGCGTAAAGTATGGGAGGATCTGCTCGATGATCTTTGTTCCATCTTCAGCATTTTTAACCATGATTGCAAGCTGAAAAGAGAAGTCATATGGAACAGGGGAATATTGATACTGCATCTGATTCTTATCAGTTGAAGTAATCTTACTCATCTTGTTGATTGTATTCAGCTTACGATCGGCTGCATAGTTCATTGTAACTAGTTCAAACGACATTCTCGGAAGTACTGTTGCCACAGGTCTATCTAGACCAGAGTCCATATTGATTCTGGCAAGAAACTTCTCTTTGGGTCCATATGACAACGGGATCTTAAGAGTTTGGATAGTTTCTCCTGTAGAGTTCTCTCTAGTGATATACAAGTTATCAAAAAGAGTTCCAAATAGGATTATGTACTTGCGTATTGTGTTATGTGACCAGGTTTGACCAAACATTAAACTACTCCCTCACTGAAAGGGTCTAGCTCAGCCCAATCGAGTATATTATCAGCCGCTGCTTCTGCTGCAAACTCTGCATTGTCGGAGTTATAATCTTGAGTCTGAGTATCGAGGCTATATGAACCTTGTACAATATCATAACCATCTTGATCTGTGATGACAAAGCCATCTTGAGTCAATAGAGCAAAGGCTGACAAATCAGTGGTGTAGTTGCGTTGGATCAGATCGATATCTTCAATGCCGGTGTTGAGTTTCTCGCCTGAATACTCAAACACTTCACACACAAGGTCGTATACCTGAAGACCACCAAACTGATAGAAAATGGCTCTGTCGTTTACGTACTTAATTTGATAAAGCTGATTACGATCCGGATTCAGTTGGATAAAGATTAGATCACCTTCTTTAGGGTGACTGTTGCCTACGTTGACACCAACTTCTTGGCCGTAGGTTCTTTTGGCAATCGAGAATGTAATCTGATCTCTTACTTCTAGTCCGAACTTCGAAAGGAATACACCATCCCCTTCATAGCCGTCGACTGATCTGATATACATTTCAACCATAAAGGCTTCGTTATATTCAGATATAGTATCTGCGCCATAGATCTCATCTAGGTTGATTATTCTACGAGGACAATAAAACACGTCGTTGCCATAGATTCTAACTGACTCGACGACAAGGTCCTCGATCAGCTGTTGTTCCATAGAACTGTTAAAATTATTGAAGTAGAATGACGCGGCCACAAATTATCCGATCATGTCAAGAATAGGAAGTGAGTAAGATGAAATCATCTCTTCCTCCATCTTAGCAATTGCAGCTGTAGCATCATCAAGGATCTTTTCGCCGTTGAAACTAACGCCACCAGGAAGCTGCATACCAGTAAACTTAGTCAGGTTTGCACCCCATTGTCTCTTAATCAGCTCTGTTGCATAGTTCTGAAGCCAGCGATCGCCGTAGGCATCTGTATAGGTTTCGGGGTCGACTACCTGATAGGCTTCGACAAGTAGAAACTCACCTGCGTTAAAAGTGTTCCAATCCATATCAACATATAGTCTATCGGTATGACGATTGAATCGGATAGGCTGCTTGCCCACTAACATTTCTGTCAACATTGAAAGATGTTCCATGGCCATATAGTATGGAACCATAGAAACAGATGTGAGGGTGTACAAGTCATTCAGAGCAATCTGATAACGAATGTTGAAAAGATCGTCTGATCTAATAGAAGGGTCGCCGACATTGAAGATACTGACAGCACCTATAATGTTCTCAGGCAGAGTGATATACTTATTGGTAATATCTGTTTCGGTAACCTGATGCTTATAGTAGACGCGCTCAGTGCCGTCGAAGTGGTAGTCCCAATAATACTTCAGAGCTTCGTCAATACGATCTTCAACTTGATCATCGTCGACGTTAATCTCGATTACAGGAGCACCTAGCTTACGAAGGCAATAGGCTTTAAATGTTGCACGTGTTGTTGGGACTGCCATTTGGTATCATTCCTGGTTTCTTTTATCTATTTATCGAAACTTAGGACCTTGGATCCAAGACACCAGTGAACGGCGTTCGCCCTTGGTGATTGGAGTCACTCTGTGATTCAAGAACGAAGGAAATACCAGGACCGAGCCCTTTGCTTTCATCTGGTCTGCTGGTACTTGTGTGTATTGAGAATCCAGCTCAAAGTCTGCACCCTCATAGTCCGAAGGATCAGATAGCTGAATTACTATCGAAAGTTTACGGTCGTATGCGGTAGGGTTTGCCCAGAACGTATCGCAGTGCCAATCATACTTGCCTTTTTGCTCGGCCGTATACTTTGTGTACTGAATATCAGGAAGGTAGTTGATATCAAAACCAAATGCATTCCTATTGGCTTCGTTTGCATAATACCACAACGTATCTACAACAAACCTACTCTGTCCGTCATTTGGATTGATCCACCGGATCTCACTTGATCTGGCGTCTTTATTCTGTGTTGATCCATCAAACCCAAGACCTACATTAGCTGTAGGATATTGATCTCCAATGTCAATAATACTCTTCACTTGTGCATCACTCAACGAAGCATGCCAAAACTGCCATAACTGATTCATAATGTATTTCCTTTAAAGATCAGAAGTCTTTATGCACTTCCATCAACTGAAAGTTGAACACTCCAATATCTAGTAATACCGCCAGCAGTTGCACTTACAGTCCATG